ACCGTCCAAGGCCAGGGCGGCCGAGGACAGTGAAGATTTCCAAAACTCGGTATCCGGTAGATCGTAAGGCCGCTCCGCTTAAGTGAACAGCATTAGGCCACTGAGCCGGGTTTTTTATTGCCTCAAATTCACCTGTAGCCAGGGCAGCCCTCGGGACGGCCTGGACGTCGATAGCCGGTAGTGCGGCGTACGGAAACAACACCGGCAGCCCGCGCACCTTGACCTCACATGCTTTCCGGGTGGCGCGAGACTTGAGCGGCGAGATCGATGCATTGGGGCGTCGACGCTGCGAAGGTCTTTGGCGGACGGCGTGGAAAGACACGCGCACCTATTCAGGGCCTCCGCATATACAGCGGTTTCTCACCGGCCCAGTTTTTCCATGGCTGCGTCAGCCAAGAATGACGAGCGACTCTTGATGTTGTGATCCCGGACGAAGCGGTCGATCTGCTGCACCACAAAGCCAGGAAGGGTCACGTTGACCTTCTCGGTTTTCCCCAGGTAGGGGGTAATGTCCAGTTCCAGCATCCCCCAGCCCATATCGGCAAACTCCGGATTGCTACGGTGATGAGCTGTCGCCGATGGCAGCGGGATTGGTTTGCCGCTCGACGCGATCTCTTCGAGCATGATGTTGGCAATCTCGACAGCAGAGCTGTAGGCCTCTTCGAATGTGTCGCCGGCTGTAATCGCGCCCGGGATGTCTGGAATCTGGATGCCGGTGGCGGTCTTCTCGTCGCCCCACTCGATGCAGATTGGATATTGCATGTGTATCTCCTCAGGAGGTGCAAGGGGTGAAGCCGGGTTACATCAACCCGGCTAGTTTCTTGATTGCCCTGACAGTTCCAATTGGTAGGTCTTTCTTGGGGTGTGGCACTGGAACTGTCTGGGGGTTGTTTGGATGTTTGAACATGTGATGGCTTCCTGTAACTCGATCTAGAACCCATCCAGCGGCTTCAAGCTCCTTTATCAACTGCCTGCTTTGCACCTCCATCTCCTTGTTTGCTTGATGGGAAAATTATAACCCTAGGCGCATAATTCGTCAACGGCGTTTGTGTGTCTGGAGTTATGATTTAACACCCTCGACATTGGTCTAGGCGTTCTGTTTTCGGCTTCCCGCTCTCATCGCTCCAGGCTGGATGAACTGCCGGAACTGATCCAAATCCGCAGGTTAAACCTGCACGAATCCATCACTCCCTGACGGGGAGGAACCGAGATGCCAAACATGCCAGACAAACCAGACACATGGGCGATAGCGTTTGCGTGGTTGAGCCAGCACTCGCCGATCCTCTATGCGGCTGCGCTGTCCTGCGCGATGGCCGTTCTGCGGATCACCTACGGTGGCGGCACTCGTCGCCAGATGCTGGTGGAAGGCGCCATCTGTGGCGGCCTGACCCTGACGATTATCAGTGGCCTGGACTTCTTCGGATTGCCGCAGAGCATGGCCACCTTCGCCGGGGGCTGGGTTGGCTTCCTGGGCGTGGAGAAGATCCGGAACATTGCGGATCGGGTGACTGACTTTAAGTTGCCGAGCCGGAAGGTTGAGTAAGTCGCGACACGTTTCGCGAATCAGCAAATTGTGTCGCGGTTGAGGATGCCTGTCTGCTAGATAGACAGGTCAGTTACGGTCTTTATCGCAATGCCGAACCCACGGCTTAGCGCTTCATTGGTGAGCGCTTTTAAAGATTCAAGAGTTCCGCTCTTTACGGCAGTTTGCAATTCGTCGCCAATGCTCTTTCCAGAAAGAACCGAAGGGGTACCCTTCAATATTTCAAGAGCTTTAGCTGTGAGGGTGCATTGTTGGAAATTATTCGTGCCCGCCCATATTGCTCGGTCTGAGATGTATCCCGAGTCAATCAGCCAGCGAACCGAGGCGTTAAAAAATGATGTGTCAATGTCTGCCTCTTCCCCGGTTGAACTGAACACTTCATGAAATTCCATGATGTCCAGGCTGGCGGGAATTGGAAAGCGCTCGTACAGCTTTGCAAAGATTAGCCCCGTAAGCTGATCAAATGTTTCGATGTTGCCAGTCACTGCTTCGCTCCGATTGTTGGTGGTGTGCCGCAGGTGAGTGCGGCACGGGAGGATCACTTCACTTTAAGCGCATCTTGGATCTTGTCTGCGTACTAGGAGAGATGGAAAAACTCAGATTTAAGGTTTACATCAGAACCCCCAGCAGCTTTGGCGGCAATCGCCTCAAGCGCCGCGGCGACTGCGTAAGCGCGCTTTACGTTCGGAGTGAGATCTGCGTTCGCGGCGTTTAATACTGATGCGTTGATCGTTGTGGACATGTTGCTTTCCTTGCGTTGAGTTGAACCCAATCAATACCGGCAACTCGCCACTATTTCAAGCTCAAGGTGATTCATGGAAAGGCCATACCCTCCATTGTCGTTGGTTGAGCTGGCCGAGATGTCCGACTTCGGCATCCGCCTGACACCAGCGCCAGAAGTGTGGGAATGGCTCCAAGCCGAGATCCTTGCCGACACGGGCAGCATCCACAACGAAGACCATGGTCACCTGATCGACGCCGACGTGCGGGTCATATGGGCATCATCAGCATTCGAGAAGCAGGGCCGCACCGTCCTGGGCCAAGCCGAGCAGATAGCGTTCCGGGCCGGCGGTTGGCAGAAGGCCCGGATGGAGCAACAGATGCGTGATTGGTTCGGCGAAGTGCCGGCTTTCATCATCACCCTGGCTGCCGACTACTGCGCCCAGTGCAGCGACCTGGAGTTCTGTGCGCTGATAGAGCACGAGCTTTATCACCTGGCCCACGCCAAAGACAAATACGGTCAGCCAGCCTTCACCCAGGACGGCGCCCCGAAGATCAAGCTCCAGGGGCATGACGTCGAAGAGTTCATCGGTGTGGTCCGCCGCTACGGTGCGAGCCCTGACGTTCAAGCGTTGGTAGATGCTGCAAACAGTCCTGCTGAGGTGGGGAAATTGAACATTGCGAGGGCCTGCGGAACCTGTCTGCTCAGATTGGCCTGACCCCTGACAGACCCAAGACGGAATTTACCCTATGGCAGCCCTGAACAATGAGGTGAAAGGCTTCATCGTTCAGGCCTTGGCATGCTTTGACACTCCCTCTCAAGTTGCAGCCGCTGTCCGGGAGGAATTCGGGATTGAAGTGAGTCGTCAGCAATGCGAGGCCCAAGACCCAACGAAGCGCGCAGGCCGTGACCTGGCGAAGAAGTGGGTGGCCCTGTTCCACGACACCCGAAAGCGCTTTCGCGAAGAGACGGCCGAGATCCCCATCGCCAACCGAGCGTATCGATTGCGGGCCATGAACCGGTTTGTCGAGCGGGCAGAGTCGATGAAGAACATCGGCCTTGCCATGCAGATCTTGGAACAGGCCGCCAAGGAAGTCGGCGATATCTACGTGAATCGCCAGCGGAAGGAAGAGCCAGACGATGAGCCGGCTATTCCGACCCGTATCCAGGTCGACGTAGTGGATGCGAGGAAACCGAATGCCGAGCCTTAATGTTCCCCAGTCTCAGTTCCTCACGCTTCCCCACAAATTCCGTGCGTTCGTTGCCGGGTTCGGCTCAGGCAAGACTTGGGTGGGGTGCTCGGCGCTGAGCAAGCATTTCATGGAGTGGCCTGGCGTCAATGCTGGCTACTTCGCCCCGACCTACCCGCAGATCCGGGACATCTTCTATCCCACCATGGATGAGGTGGCTTACGACTGGGGGCTGAAGACAAAGATCAACCAGGCGAACCATGAGGTTCACATTTACAGCGGCCGGCAGTCACGCGGCACTGTGATATGCCGCTCGATGGAGAAGCCGCAGACCATTGTCGGCTTCAAGATCGGTCACGCCCTGGTGGATGAGCTGGACGTGCTGACCGCAGTCAAAGCGCAGCAGGCCTGGCGCAAGATCATTGCCCGTATGCGGTACAACCTGCCCGGGCTGAAGAACGGGGTGGACGTCACCACGACGCCTGAGGGCTTCAAGTTCGTCTTCCAGCAGTTCGTGAAGCAGCTGCGCGACAAGCCTTCACTGAAGGATATGTATGGCCTGGTTCAAGCCAGCACCTTCGACAATGAGCTGAACCTGCCGGACGACTACATCGAGTCGCTGATGGAGTCGTATCCGCCACAGTTGATCCTGGCTTACCTGAAGGGCCAGTTCGTCAACCTGACGTCCGGGACGATCTACACGGCGTATGACCGCAAGTTGAACCAGTGTTTCGACACCGTGCAGCCTGGCGAGCCGCTGTTTATCGGGATGGACTTCAACGTCGGCAAGATGGCAGCGATCACACACGTCAAGCGTGACCAGGGGCTGCCCAGGGCGGTTGATGAACTGATTGATGGCTACGACACGCCTGACATGATCCGGCGGATCAAAGAGCGGTATTGGCAGCACGACGGCAACGACTTCAAGAAGGCGTGCGAGATCAGGATTTACCCGGATGCTTCGGGCGACTCGCGCAAGTCCGTAAACGCCAGCATCACCGACCTTGCCATGCTCAAGCAGGCCGGGTTCGCGGTCATCGCCCCGGCGGCAAACCCGCCAGTGAAGGACCGCATCAACGCAATGAACGCCATGTTTTGCAATGCGCAAGGCGAGCGCCGCTACCTGGTCAATCCATTTACCTGTCCGACCTACGCCGATGGCCTGGAACAGCAGGTTTGGGGGGCGAACGGGGAGCCAGACAAAACCGCCGGTATCGATCACGCGAACGACGCTGGCGGCTACTTCATCCACCGCGAGTACCCGATCATCAAACCGGTCACCGCAATGAAAATGGGGGTCGCTCGATGACGGACGTCACTTTCACCCGTCCCGAGTACACGGCGGCACAGTACCGCTGGCGCTTGGTGCGCGACGTCTGCAAGGGCTCGGAAACGGTAAAGGCTGCCGGCGATTACTACCTGCCCAGGCCGAATGCCTCGGACAAGTCCCAGGACAATCGCGACCGGTATGACGCATACAAGAAGCGCGCAGTGTTCTACAACGCCACCGGGCGCACGAAACACAGCCTGGTGGGCGCAGTGTTCCGTACCTGGCCGACATTGACCGTTCCCGGAGCACTCGACTATGTGTCGAAGGATATCGACGGACAGGGCGTCAGCATCTACCAGCAGTCGCAGTCGGTCATCGGGCATTTGCTTGAGGTCGGTCGTCACGGCCTACTGGTCGACTATGCCGCTGTTGAGTCTGGCACCGTAAGCAGGGCCGACGAGCAGGCGGGGCGCGCCCGCGCAAACGTCGCCAGCTATCCAGCTGAATCGATCATCAATTGGAAGACGCGCCAGGTTGGCGGTCAGCACATGCTGAGCCTGGTTGTGCTGCGCGAAAAGGTCGATGTCGACACTGACGACGGCTTCGGCAGTGAGCAGGTTGTGCAGTATCGCGTGCTGCGCCTGGATGCCACTGGCGTGTATACCCAGGAAGTTTGGGAAGAAGGCTCCAGCAAGACGGAGATGACGGTGGCACCTTTCGCTCCGCTGAACGGTTCCGGCCAGCGCTGGCGGATCATCCCGTTCCAGTTCCTGGGCAGCGAGAACAACGACACCAGCATCGACGACTCCCCACTGTACGACATGGCCGAAGTGAACATCGGGCATTACCGGAACAGCGCGGATTATGAAGAGGCAGCTTACTTGGTGGGCCAGCCGCAACCGTGGATGTCCGGCCTTGATGAGCAGTGGCGCGACCACCTCGAAAAGGCGGGGATCTTCCTGGGCTCCAGGGCGCCTTGGCTGCTCCCTGTGAATGGCGCATGTGGCGTATGGCAGGCGCAACCCAACACCGTAGCCAAAGAGGCAATGGACGCCAAGAAAGAAGACATGGTGTCACTCGGGGCCCGGTTGATCGAGCGTGGTAGCGCGGTGAAGACCGCCACCCAGGCTGACAACGACAGCGCCGCCGAACACAGCGTTCTCTCCCTGGTAGTGAGCAACGTCAGCGAAGCGTACAGCCAGTGCCTGGCTTGGATGGCCGAGTTCGTGAATGCCCCCGGCGAAGTGGTCTACAAGCTCAACCAAGACTTCAGCCAAATCACTCTGGACGCAACGATCCTTGCGGCGCTGTTCAACGCAGTACAGGGCGGCAAGCTGCCGGAAGGCGACTTCTGGCAGTACCTGCGTGATCGCGGCGTGATCAATGCAGAGAAAACGGACGACGAAATCCGGGATGAGCTGGAAGCGCAAAGCACTGGGCCAGCCCTGGACGACACTGAGGTAATTCCGAATGGCGGCAAACCAAGCAATCCTTGACGCCACCATCCGGCATGCGGTGTTCCTTGAGCAACTGAAGTCAGGGGAGGTGGCGAAGTTCGCGCCCTTTCTCAAGGAGATCGACCGTTCGATCCGTGAGCGACTGACCCGGACGGACCTGACGGAATACACCGTCGCGCGCTTGGAGCGGCTGCTGAGCGAGGTTGATAGCCTACTGCTGGGCATCTTCGACCGGTACAGCGAGAAGCTGAATCTCGACCTGGTGGACATCGCCAATTACGAGGCCGAGTTTGAAGCGACCAGTTTGACCCGGGCGGCACCGGTGGGCGTCACCTTCGACGCGGCGGTGCCAGGTGCTGCTGCAATCAGGGCGGCAATCCTCACCAATCCGCTCAGTGTGCGCGGCGCTGATGGCGGGAAGCTGCTCAAATCGTTCATTGATGGCTTCACCGCTACCGAACGGCAACGCCTCACAGGCGCGATCAGGCAGGGCTTCTTCGAAGGCCAGACGAATTTCCAGATCATCAAGAATATCCGGGGCACCAAGGCGCTCCAGTACAACGACGGCATCCTGGCCACGACCAACCGCAACGCTGGCGCCATTGTGCGCACGGCAGTGCAGCACGTCGCCACCCAGGCGCGCATGGAGACGCTGAAGGCGAATTCCGATGTCGTGCCGGCGGTGGAGTGGGTCAGCACGCTGGATTCGAAGACGACCAGCCAATGCCGGACGCTTGATAAGCACCGGTTCAAGCTGACCGAGGGGCCGAGGCCGCCGATCCACATCAATTGCCGTTCGACGGTGGTGGCGGTGACGCGCTTCAGCGTCTTGTTCTCCAAGGACGCCACGCGGGCATCCATCGGTGACGCTGGCGCCCAGCAGGTGAGGGCAGACCTCAGCTATTACGAGTGGCTACAGCAGCAGCCGGCAGCGTTTCAGGACAAAGCCATCGGCCCGGTCCGCGCCAAGCTATTCCGCGAGGGCGGCTTGAGCATTGAGCGCTTCTCCGAACTGCAGCTTGATCGCAACTTTTCACCTCTGACCCTTGTACAGATGAAGGCTCTAGAGCCTCTGGCGTTCGAGCGGGCAGGCATCAAATAGCAGGCAGGGCCTGCATCTACGTCTCTGGGAGACAAAAAATGGGTTTGAAATATCAGCTGGACACTCTGGAAGGGGTGGATGACACCGTGCGCGCGCTTTACACCGAGAAGGACGGAAAGTTCGTACTCGGTATTGAAGGACTGCCACAGCCTGAAGATGTATCCGGCCTGAAAGCCAAGGTTGATGAGCTGCTCGGCGAAAAGAAAGCGGCCGAGAAAAAAGCGCGAGAAGCCGAAGAGGCTGCGCGCCTCGAGCGTGAAGAGCTCGCTCGCAAGTCGGGCAACGTCGAAGAACTCGAAAAGTCCTGGTCCGAGAAGTACAGCAAGCGCGAGGCCGAGCTGAGTGCAATGTTGGAGCAGGAGCGCGGCACGCTGAGCACGCAGATCCGGGATCTGACCGTGGGCCGTACCGCTACTGACATCGCGTCTGCCCTGGCAATTCCAGGCAGCGCCAAAGCCCTGTTGCCGCACATCGAGCGCCGTTTGAGCGTCGAACAGCGGGATGGGAAGCCTGTCGTGGTCGTTCTCGACCAGCAGGGCAAGCTCTCGGCGGCAACGCTGGACGAGCTGAAAGCAGAATTCGCAAACGACTCGGCCTTCGCGCCGTTGATCGCGGGTAGCAAGGCATCAGGCGGCGGGGCTGCTGGTGCTGGAGGTGGCGGCGGGGCCGCAAAAGGAAAAATCGGCGGCACCAAAGAGGAACGACAGGCCGCGATCGCGAGCCGGTTCCCGGATCTCCCTCAATCGTAAGGAAATAACTCATGTCCCTGTCGCAAATGCAGGTTTTCAACCAGTACATCATGCCGGCGACTCTCGAGACGCTGGATCAGTACCTGGCTGCTTTCAACGCCGCAAGCCGTGGCGCAATCGTGCTGTCCCCGGATGGCTTCACCGGCGACTTCCTCCAAGAGTCGTTCTTCCAGACCCTGGCCGCTGCTCAGCGCCGCGTGGATCGCTACAGTGCCAACGGCGCCGTGGCTGCAACCGACCTGACCGAACTGAAGAACACTTCGGTGAAGGTTGCCGGTGGCTTCGGTCCGATCCGCTACGAGCCATCGCAGATGACCTGGCTGGAGCGTCCGACTGCGCAAGGCATCGAAGTCGCCAGCCGTGCGTTCGCTGAGATCCTGCTGAAGGATCAGTTGAACACCGCGATCGCCGCTCTGGTTGCAGCGATCACCGCACAAGCCGCCGCGGTTAACGATGTGTCGGCAACCGCAGGTATCACTTACGCTGGCCTGAACAACGCTCACGCGAAGTTCGGCGATGCAAGTCAGAACCTGGTCACCCAGGTGATGCAGGGCACCAGCTACCACAAGTTGGTAGGCCAGAACCTGGCGAACCAGCAGCAGCTGTTTCAGGCGGGCAACGTTCGTGTGGTGGACATCCTCGGCAAGGTCTCCGTTGTGACTGACGCCCCAGCGCTGATGCAGGCCGGCACCCCGAACAAGGAAATTATCCTGTCCCTGGTTCAAGGTGCAGCGCTGGTCCACGACGGCCGCGACATCATCAGCAACGTCCAGACCACCAACGGCAAGGAGCGTATCGAAACCACTCTCCAGACCGATTACACCTTCGGCCTGGGCCTGAAGGGTTACACCTGGGACACCACCGCCGGCGGCAAGTCCCCAACCGACGCCGAACTGGCGACCGGCACCAACTGGGACAAGACCGCCACCAGCATCAAGCACACCGCCGGTGTGGCTCTGATCGGTGATGCCTCCAAGTAACCCCTGATAGCTGAGCCGGGCTTCTCGCTCGGCTGAGCGAGGACACGACCATGAACAACATCTGGTATCTGCCCGGACCGTTCCACCAGTACCGGGAGAATGTCAAAGCACTTGCCAAGGAAGCTGGCTTGCGCATTATCGACGCGAACGCGACAGAAGGCCGGGATGGCGAAGCTGATCGAGTGCCGGAGGTGACGCTGCGGCAGATTGAATCGGCGTCAGTGCTGGTTGTCGGTGCTGACGACTGTGCCGCGCTACAGGATCTGATCGACAAGCTGAATGTGGAGCGCGACGGTATTGTGCTGCTGATTGAAGCCGTCGAAAGTCAGTCGCCGATCGATCATCCTGGCGCCGGTGAGCTGCCGATCCGACTGTACGATGCGTTGGGCTCCGTGAGCGATATCATCACTTCGCTGGCGGGTGAGCGTGACGGCTTGGCCACTGAAGCCAAGTCGTTGCGGGAGGAAGTCGCACGCCTCAAAGCCGCTATCAATCAAGCGAGCGAAGACGATGACAAGGTCGCAGCTCTGAAGGCTCAACTCGACAAGGCAGGCGTCACCTATCGAGCCAACGCTTCGGTAGAATCGCTGGAAAAGGCGGTTGCTGATCTGCCCAAGGCGTAACACTTCGGGCTCCGGGTAACCGGCGCCTGATCCCCAAAAACACAGCGAGTTCATACATGGCACTTATCATCGAGGACGGCACCGGCAAGCCTGACGCCGAAAGCTACGCATCCGCTGAGGATCTGGCCCTGTACGCCGTGAAGTTCGGCGTAGCCATTCCTGCGGAAGTACCAGCGCAGGAAGCGCTGCTGCGCCGGTCCGCCTTGGCGATGGATGGCATGGTCTGGAAAGGTCGGAAAATGAGTAGCGAGCAGGCGTTGGCCTGGCCGCGACGAGGCGTTGAGCTGGATTGCGAGATCAAGCCTGACAACTACCTGCCGGCCCGGATCCAGTACGGCCAGATGGCCCTAGCTGCCGAGATCCACACCGACGACATCGACCCAATCGACAAGCGTAAAGGCGCTGTGACGCTCGAGCGTGTCGAGGGCGTGGTAACTCGCGAATACGCGACAATCCCGAACACCAGTGGCCGACTGTTGCCGGCGGCGCCGGATCGGCCAAGCGCGACGCAGTTCGCTGATTACCTACAGAAACGCGGGCTTTTCGCAGTTCGCGCATAGCTGATACGGAGCCACCATGGCCTTTTACGACGAAATGGCCGCGATGGCTCTGGAAATGATCACAGAGTTCGGCCAGCCCGTGACCATCAGCAGGACGGAGCCGGGCGAGTACGATCCCGATCAGGGCACCGAAGTGCCAGGCGCAACCATCGAACAGATTGCCCAGGGCATCCTGCTAGACTTCACCGGCCAAGAGTTCCAATCCAACAGTCTCATCAGGCAGGGCGACAAGAAGCTGAAGATCGCAGCGCAAGGCATGGCCTGGGTGCCTGGATTGCTCGACAAGGTGGTTGCGCAAGGCTGCACCTGGTCGATTGTTCCCCCAATGAAAGAGGTCAACCCTGCCGGAACGACAATCCTGTATGAGCTGCAGGTGCGGTCGTGAGCCGGGCGGGTGCCGGACAGTCCGGCAGTTTCGCGCTGAGCCTTGCTGAGTTCGCTCAGCAAGCAACCGAGGCCATCGATGCCAGCCTGCGAGAGATCATCATCGAGATCGGCAGCAGCGTTATCCGCATGTCGCCGGTGGGCAATCCCGAAATCTGGGCGGCAAACGTAGCTTATCGTCAGGCCAATACGCGGGCAGCCGATGACTATGACTTCAAGGTCGCTGTCCGAAACACCGTCATCAACCTTACCGACAGCAACTTCACCAAGGCTGGCAACCTCAAGCGCGGCGTGAAGTATGCCAAGCCGCTGACAAAGACCGAGCGGGACCAAAACTTCAACGTGAACGGGCTGGTTGCCGGCCAGGATTATGTCGGCGGGAGGTTCCGTGGGAACTGGAATTTCTCGATCGGCTCCCCGGACAACAGCTTTCGAATTAAACCGGACCCAACTGGCGAGGCTACCACGGCCCGCCTGGTCAGTGGTGCGCTTGAATTCAAGGCGGGGCAGACAGCGTTCATCGTGAACAACCTGCCGTACGCCATCCCGCTGGAGTTCGGTCATTCGACCCAGGCACCGGGCGGTATGGTCCGCATCACCGTGGCCCGCTTCCAACAGATCGTGCAGGAAGCCATCAGGAACAACCAGGTATGAGTCACGCAATCATCGCCTCGATCTACGAAGCCAAGCTCATCGCCTGGAACAATGCCAGGTCGGAGCAGCTGAAGATCGTATTCGAGAACACGGCCTATACGCCGGTAGCGGGCGAAACCTACCTGCGTGCCTTCACGCTCGCTGGCGATACCGCGAGTGACACGCTCGGCGGGGACCACCGGCTGTTTACTGGTGTGTTCCAGGTCAGCATCACCGCGCCGGCCAACACCGGGAAGACCAAGACCAACCCCCTTGTTGCTGAACTGACTGCGCTGTTTCCGCTGTACGAGCGAAACACGAAGAACGCGCTGACGGTAGTGACCATGACCCCAGTAGACCAGGGGCCAGGTATTTCCGACGATACAACCTACACGGTTCCGATTTCGTTCGTGTACCGCGCCGACACCAACTAATCCGCCCATTGGGCACACCCAGGACCCGCCACCGAGCGGGTTTTGTCATTTCTGAAAAGAGGAAACACCAATGGCCGTTTTTCTACCCAATGGCTCGACCGCCGCTATCGCCGGTTCGTACGATGCGCCGATCATCTTTACCGCGATCACCAATGCCTCCGAAGCCGTTGTGTCGTCCGCCGGCCACGACCTGGAAGTCGGCGACTACGTCGAAGTCACTTCCGGTTGGGCACGCTTGAACAATCGCATTGCCCGGGTCAAGACCGTTACCACCGATTCGTTCGTGCTGGAATCGGTCAATACGCTCAACGCGGCGCGCTTTATCCCTGGTGCAGGCGGCGGCTCGGTTCGCAAGATCTTGACCTGGGTGCCAATCAGCCAGGTTACCGAGTCGAACAAGTCCGGCGGCGAGCAGCAGAACGTCACGTACTCGTTCCTCGAAGAAGACGATGAACACCAGATCCCGACCTCCAAGTCTGCGCTGTCATTCACGCTGACCATGGCCGATGACCCGGCGCTTCCGCACAACGATGCGCTGCTGGAAGCTGATGACGACAAGAAGCCTCGCGCGGTGCGTATCAACCTCGCCTCGGGCGGTGTCATCACTTACAACGCGTTCGTCTCGTTCGATAACGTGCCCACGATGACCAAGAACAACATCATGGCTGTGACCGCCGTGTTCGCGGTGGTCGCTAAATTCATCCGCTACGCCGCGTAAGGAGGGGCTTCATGGCTAAGTTCAAGCTGATCCACAACCCCACCTTCAAAGCTGATGTGATGCTTCCCACGATTGGTGGCGAGCCGGTGAAGGTGGGTTTCGAGTTCAAGTATCGCGACCGAGCCGAACTGGCGACCCTTTATGCGGGCTGGGGTGAGCGGCATAAGGCCATTGGGGAAAGATCCGAAGAGGTAGGTCTGGAGAAGTTCACCGCCATGCTGATCGATCTTCAGGTTGAGCAGCTCAAGGCAATCGTCGTGGGATGGGATATCGACGAAGACTTAACCGACGAAAACCTTCGCATCCTGGTCGGCTCCATCAGCGCCACGCCAAGCGCGGTCCTGGCGGCCTACTCTGAGGCGTACAGCAAGGCCCGCTTGGGAAACTAGTCAGCGTCGCACGCGCCCTCTATCAGCCGATCATCCAAGGCCAGGATGCTTTCGGGTTCTCGGCTGAAGACTACGGTGATGAAGTCGAAGTCTGGCCGAACACATGGCCCGCATTCCAGGTGTTCGAGGCCATGAGCACCCAGTGGCGTACTGGCGCGTGCGGCGCTACTGGATTGGATTACACATCACTTCGCCATGTCGCTGGCTTCCTCGGGCTTACCCGGTCGGAAGTAGTCGAAGTCTTTCCAGACATCCGAGTTATGGAAGCCGAAGCCCTGCGGGCGATGGCAGAGCAGAGGGACAGTAAATGAGCACCACTTTTGCGTCCCTCGGCATCGAGGTGAACTCCTCGTCTGCATCCAAAGCGGCTGACGATCTCGACAAGTTGGTCGATTCAGCGGTCGATGCCGAGAAAGCGATTGATAATCTCGGCAAATCGGGCGAGGGCCTCGCCAATACTGGCAAGAAAATCAGCCAGGCCGAGAATGAGGCCGCTCAGGGCATCGACAACGCCACGGCCGCCAAGGAGCGTCAGGTCGATGCCAGCCGCAAGGCCGGTGCCAGTGCGGCCAGTGAAATCGCGATCATCAGCCAGCTCGACAAGGCGATGTCCGGCAACATCGGCAGCATGGAGCAACTGATCCAGGCCGAAGGACTGCTGGAGCGCGCTCGCAAGGGTGGCCTGGTCACGATCGAACAGCAGGAGGAGTATCAGAACCGCCTCGGCAAGTCCTACGAAAAGATCGAAAAAGCCGAGGCTAAGGAAGCCGCGCAGAAACAGCGTTTGATCGATGCGGAAAACCGCCAGATTGAAGCGTTGAAGCGCACGGTTAACGGCATCGACCCGGTCACTGCGAAGTTGGCAAAGCTGGAGGCGCAGGAGAAAGCGCTCAACGATTTGCGCAAAACCGGTCAAATCGACGCAACCCGGTACGGTGAGGCGCTGGCGAAGATCGGCAAAGACCGTGATGGCCTGACCGCGACAGAAACTGCATTCGACAAGCTGAAGCTCGGCACCCGCCAGGCTCAGGAAAACGTGATGCAGCTGACCAATGCCCTGCAGTCTGGGGATTGGGGTAGTGGTGCGCGGGCTGTTGCTCAGTTGGGCGCTGGTGCGGGCGCCTCTGCCAAGAGCTTGGCCGCGGCACTGATTCCTGCCGGCTTGCTGGCAGGCGTCCTTGGCGTGCTAGGCTATGCCTACTTCGACGCACAGAAGCAGGCCCGCGAGTTCAACATCGCCATCAATGGCGGATCGAACGATGCCGGGCAGAGCATTGCCAGTCTCAAGGTGATGGCTGAAACCGCTGGCGCGATCACTGAGAACTTTGCAGGCGCACGCGAGGCGGTAATTGCATTGGCCTCTGGTGCTGCCACCAGCGGCATCCAAATGCAGAACCTGGCCCAGGCCGCCGCAGCAATAGGTGAAGTGACAGGGAAGGGCGCTGGAGACATCGCCAAGTCGCTCGCGAACGCCGGAGACACCGCCACAGAAGCGGCGGAGAAGATCAGCGACCAGTATGGTCTGCTCACCTACGAGCAATACCAAACCATCAAAGCGATTGATGACCAGGGCGACCATCAGCGAGCGCTGGACACCCTCAGTGAAAGCCTCAATCAATCGGCTCAGGAACGCCTAAAGAACTACCGTGAGTCCCTGTCCGATATCGAACGCGATTGGGATCGGGTGAAAGTGGCGATCAAGGGCGCTTACGCTGAGGTCCGGTCGGAGATATTCCCTGATCTGGCAAAGCAGATCGAGATCACGCAGCGTGTGCTGGATACCCGGAAGGGTGGTGGCGTTGCTGGTGCGGTATCGAACGGTCTCAGTTGGCTGAACTCTTCCCTGGGCCTTGGCGACGGTGAAAACGACGACTCGACGCCGGCGCTGGAGGCCAGGCTTGCAGGTCTGAAGGCTCGTTTGTCGGCAAGCGAAAACAACGCTGCCGCCACTGGCGAAGCGACTCGGGCGAACAAGGAGTTGATCGCTGTCCAGAAGGAACTGGACAAGCAGATGGACAACCTGAACCCGCTCGCAAAGCGTCAGGAGGCGTACAAAAAGCTCGACGATCAGTTCACCAAGCTCTATCAGAACGCTGACAAGACCAGCCAGAAGTCGCCACTGCTTGATGGCGTGAATTTCGATGGAAAGAAATTCTCTGGTGGTGCCTACGACAAGCTGCGCAAAGCGATTGACGACCAGAACAAGGATTCCAAAGCAGGTGCTGCAACCGTTGATCTATCCGGCTTCAACGACTCGAAAAATGCGCTCAATACCGTGCTCGCCGAGTACAAAAATGCTCAGAAGGAATTGGAGGCTTCGCAGAAGGCTGGACTGATCTCGCAGGCAGATTATCTGCAAGCGCGTGAAGCCATGATCGGCAATGAACGCGACGAGGTCACTGCTGCATATGAGGCTGAGATCGCTGCGTTGGAAGCGGCGAAGGGCAAGGCAGGCACATCAGCGGCTCAGCGTATCCAGCTTGACCAGAAAATCGCTGACGCCCGGGCCGCCATGGTCAAGGTTCAGCAGGACGCTGACACCGAACTGAGCGTGCTGGCTAAGAACGAAGAGGGCCGGCTGAAGAAGCAGACCGAGGCCGTCAACACCTATAGCAGCGCGCTGCAGCAACAAGTCAAAACTTTGCGTGAGCAGGGCAAGCGGGCAGCGGCAGGTATTGGTCTGGGAGATCGTCAGCGCGATCTGATGAATCAGCAGAACGGCATCGACGACCGCTTCAATCAGCAAAAGCTTGATCTGGCGAACCAGTACGGCGATGGCTCGCGCGGCATGAGCCTTGACGAGTACACGCAGAAGCTGGCGGCGCTGAAGGCAACTCAGCAGGATCTTCATGATACGGTTCAGGCCAACTACGACGGGATGACAGCAGCCCAGGGCGACTGGAGCGCCGGAGCATCGTCCGCGTGGCAGAACTACCTGGAGTCGGCGAGGGACGTCGCTGGGCAAACGAAAAATCTGTTCACCAACGCCTTCGGTTCGATGGAGGACGCGATCGTTAACTTTGCCATGACCGGGAAGGGATCATTCTCAGATTTCACCAAGTCGGTGTTGGCTGATATGGCTCGGATTGCCACCAGGACGGCGGCATCGCAAGGGTTGAGTGCGCTTTTCGGCTTGGCTGCATCTGCTGCCGGCTCGTATTTCGGCGGCGGGGCATCGGGAGGCTCAACCCAGGCCGGGTATTCCGGTGACCTGTCAGGTTTCACACCGGGCAGCATCCAGGCCAAGGGCGGGGCATGGTCGGACGGTGTGCAGATGTTCGCCAACGGTGCGGCATTCACCAATTCCATTGTCAATAAGCCGACCGCGTTCGGCATGGCCGGCGGCGGGATTGGCTTGATGGGCGAGGCCGGGGAAGAGGCGATCATGCCACTGACCCGGACGGCCGGCGGCCAACTTGGCGTCGTGGCTGTTGGAGGCGGCCTGAGATCGAGCAGCAATCAGGTCGTCATCCAACAGAACTTCGCAGTGCCCGAGGGACAGGGCGCAGGCGCTGATAGCTCCACCAGCCAGGCTGTAGCGCAGGCATACGCCAGGGCGGCGAAGCAGGGCGCTCAGGAACAAATTGCAAGAGACCTGCGCCCTGGCGGCCAGATCTGGCAGGCCATTAACGGCCGGTAATCAACCCCGCTCCGGCGGGGCATTTTTTTCAGAGAGGCGTTTGGTGATGGAGACCTTCACCTGGGTTCCGGACAAGGAGCCTTCCGGCACCGTGAGCTTCCGCGTCAAGTCTGCAAAGTTCGGTGACGGGTACGAGCAGGTCGCAGAGGACGGGATCAACAACAAAACCCAGTCATGGCCGCTGACGTTCACCGGGCCAAAGGCTCGGATCGTAGAGATCAAGGCGTTTCTCGATGCCCATAAGGGCGCCACGGCCTTCAGTTGGGCCGAACCTTTCGGAGAGGTCCTGCTGATGCGGTGTAACGAATACCAACCTCGGCACGCCGGCGGAAACGTCTACAGGCTGTCGGCAACCTTTGAACAGGCATTCCACCCATGAGTATTGTCTCACTCAACCTTGGCGCCTCGGAGAATGACGGTGCCGGTCAGAATCTGCGCTCAGGCGGGCAGGTCATCAATGCCAATTTCGCGGAGCTTGACCAGCGCACCCTTACGGCACAGGCAACAGCAGACGCCGCAGCAGGAAGTGCGGCCGATGCAGGTGCTCAAGCGAGTAGTGCCCAGGCCAAGGCTGACGCCGCTATTCCAGCAACCCAGAAGGGGCAGCCAGATGGAGTGGCGACTCTGGACAGCAGCGGTGTCGTGCCGGCCAGCCAGTTGCCGAGCTATGTGGACGACGTGCTGGAGTTCGCCAGCGCCGCCGCATTTCCTGTCACAGGCGAGACGGGCAAGATCTACGTCGCCATCAACACCAACAGTCAGTACCGTTGGAGCGGTTCCCAGTACATCCAGCTTTCCGCTTCACCCGGCTCTACGGACGCGGTGCCGGAAGGCAGCGTCAATAAGTACTGGACGAATGCCCGCACCGTTGCGAGCGTCCTCGCCGGCCTTGTTACGACGAATCCGGCTGTAGTTGCGGCGACGGACAGTATTCTCGCCGCTATAGGAAAACTACAGCGCCAAATCAGTGATGCACTAGCCACTCTCGGCAATAAAGCTACGAACGGAGCCAACGGAGATATCACGTCCCTGTCCGGATTAACTACGGCTCTATCGATTGCGCAAGGTGGGACAGGAGCCAAATCGCTTGCTGCTGCTCAAGCGGCGCTAGGTATAAACACGGCTATCAATCTTCCTGCCGGAACTGACTTGAACAACATTCAAGCCACCGGGTTTTATATGCAGCAGGCTAATGCTAACGCGAGTCTTGTCCTGAACTACCCGGTCGCAGCTGCAGGATCCCTTGTGGGCGTGCAGCTCGGGAGTGCTATCACCACTCAGACCTACACCGTGTACAACACCGGTGAGCAGTATGTGAGATCAAGATACGTCGCTGTCTGGAGCGACTGGAGATTGACGATCACTGACGCGACCGTGGGATTTGCTTATGCCTATCCGAACGGTGGGACGGAAGCTGCTCCCGCGACAATTACAATCAATACCCGATATACCGTAGCCAACCCGTTTCCCGGCCATGAGGTGATCGTACTCGCCGAAATCCTCATAGGAGGCAAGTGGGGCGATGCGGGCTGGTTCTACAGCTCGGGTGGCTATGGCACCAAGGGCTCGCAACTAGACTTAAACACCTTGGTCGTTCAGACGGGAGCAACGCGAGTTAGTTATACGTCCAACGCTAGTGGTGACCCCTTCGGGCAGACAGCCACAGGGCTGTCCTCTGCTACTTGTCGTTTGAAAGTATGGAGGGTACACGCATGACATTGAACGTTTACGCTGAAGTTGGCAGCAATTTCCAGCAAGTTGGCGGGGACTGTCCGGATGGCTGGATTCAGATGACCGGCCAGCGTCCTGATGGAGAAGATACCTTGCTTTACACGGCGTCTGATACAGGGTTGTGGGTTATTTCCGAGGCAACCCGACAGCGTATCGCCGCGGCACGCGAGGCCTCCTGGGTGGAGGCGGAAATGGTCGTCATCGCCGAGCAGTTGGTGATGCTGGAGGACGAAGACCCCTCAGCGCGGCCTGGCACCTCTCGCCAATGGAGGGACTATCGCATTGCGCTTCGGGCGTGGAACGAGGCAAATCCGGATTTCCCTGATGCCACCAAGAGGCCGGTTCAACCGACCTGATTCCCTTTTGAACACCGACACCCTGCAAGGGTGTTTTATCTGAGGAAATTCCATGCCGATCACGGCTGATATCCAGACCCTGGAGCCAGGCGCGTGGGTGGAGCTTTTCGAGCTTGATGCCACCATGCTTGGTGCGGAGCTGTACCGGTTCCATGGCTATCCGCAGCAGTCCTCGATCTTTTGGCAGGGCCAGGAGTATTCGCCATGGCCGATCAAGGCCGAGGGCTTCGAGATGACAGGGCAGGGCGCCCAGCCTACCCCCACGCTTTCCGTGGGCAACGTTGGCGGCTTCATCACAGCCTTGGTGCTCTACTTCGAGGATCTGGTCGGTGCGAAGTTGATTCGCCATCGCACCCTGGGCAAGTATTTGGACGGCCAGCCCGAAGCCGATCCAGACGAAGAGCTGCCTCCAGACATCTGGTACGTCGAGCGCAAAGCCTCGGATGACAACCAGATCGTTCAGTTCGAACTGGCTACCGCGCTGGACTTCGCAGGTGTGCAACTGCCACGACGGCAGATCGTAGCAAACGTCTGCTGGTGGCTGTCGTGCGGTGGGTACCGTGGGCCTTACTGTGGCTACAACGGGCCGCCGGTGGCGGACGAGAATGATGTAATCGTCACTGACGCCGCCAAAGATAAATGCGGTGGTCGCCTGACCAGCTGCAAGCTTCGCTTCGGTGAGAACAACCCACTGCCTTACGGCTCATACCCTGCCGCCGGCCTGTTACGGCAATAACGCCTCAGCGAGTCACCCCATGAACAAGTCAAACAGAGCTGCAGTTGAAGTCCATGCGCTGGCCGAATATCCGCGCGAGGCTTGCGGTCTATTGGTGCGCGAAGGGCGCAAAGAAGTGTACGTGCCGTGCCGAAACACAGCCTCGACGCCCAGCGAGCATTTTCGTCTGGCACCGGAGGATTACGCCGCCGCCGAGGACCGCGGCCAGGTGCTGGCCGTTGTGCACAGCCACCCGGATTACCCTGCCATGCCGAGCGAGGCAGACCGTGTTTCGTGTGAAGCCTCCGGTCTGCCCTGGCACATCCTTGAGGTGCGAAAGGGAGACGACGGAGTGGTGCGGGCCGGCGAAATGGTGAGCTTTGCACCGGTCGGATATCAGGCGCCCCTGATCGGCCGCAAGTTCGCCCACGGTGTGCATGACTGCCTCAGCATCATCTTGGACTTTTACCGCCGTGAGATGGGGATCGACCTGGGTAACTACGAGCGCGAGGACGGCTGGTGGGATAAGGGCGGTAACCTGTATTTGGAGAACCTTCCCGCCGCCGGCTTCGAGAGGGTATCCGCACCACAGCATGGCGATATCGTCCTCATGCAGATCCGATCGCCGGTACCGAACCATGCAGGCGTGTACCTGGCCGACGGTGTGCTGAAGACCGAGCCCGAGCACTACCCGGCGCCGGGCTCGATCCTGCACCATCTTTACAGCCGCGATAGCAAGCGGGATGTATACGGCGGCTATTGGTCGGAGGTCACAGTCGGCTACTGGCGTCACCGGGACGCCAAGCCATGATCAAAATGCTATCGTCTGCACAAACTACACGGAGCGAAGGGTATGCGGATTTTGATTGGGGCGTTCGCTGTGGCGTTGCTGGCTGGGTGTGTATCACCTGGTGACTTGGAGTCGAAAGATCCAAGCATTTCGGTCAGCACCGCTAAGGATCCAAAGCGCTACGCCCTCTGCGTATTTCCGAGATGGCAGAACGCTCGTAGTGATGTGTCGATGTCAGAGACAGAGCATGGATACCGGCTGATTGCGGCGAGCAACAACATGACCGATGAATTGCTGAGCATTCGCAAAGCATCGAAGGGGAGCATGGTAAAGCTTTATCAGCGCATGGCCTGGGCTTATGGCTATGGGCGAAGCGATATGGAGCGAGCTGTTAAAGACTGCCTGTAACCGCAACACGACAAGCCGCCTACGGGCGGCTTTTTTACGCCTTGGAGAAAACATGAATCAAGCTTCTGAAAAAATGCAAACGGTGTTGTTATCTGGCTCCCTTGGTCGCCAGTTTGGGCGCCGTCACCGTATGACTACAGGCGCGGGATTCAGAGACGTACTGGGTTACTTCAAGCAGTTTCCAGGCTTTGAGCGACATATGATGGAAAGCCACGGCAAAGGGCTTCGATACGCCATTTTCAACGGCACAGAAAACGTGAAAGAAGAGGATCTGGAGAAACCAACCGGGCGAGAGGTAATACGTATTGTCCCGATCCTCGCGGGGTCGAAGCGGGCCGGTCTTTTGCAAACTATCGTAGGCGCGGTTCTGATCGCGGCGTCCTTTATCCCGGGTCTACAGTTTTTGGCGCCAGTGGGCGTCGCGTTAGCCGCAGGTGGCGTGATCCAGATGCTCAGCCCCCAGGCCAAAGGCCTGGGTACCCAGGACAGTCCCAACAACAGGCCCAGCTACAGCTTCAACGGTGCCGTCAACACCAGCGTTCAGGGTGGCTGCGTGCCGTTGCTCTACGGCCGCATGATAGTCGGCAGTGCCGTTGTCAGCGCCGGAATCTATTCCGAAGACCAGATGTAACTCACCCTCGCCACGCGGCCCGCCACTGAGCGGGCTTTTTTTCGCCTGTAGGAAAGCCATGATCAATTTAGCTATCGCCGGCAGCAAGGGCGGAGAGTCGAAACCGCGCCCGTCTGTTGAGGCGCCGGACAATCTGCAAAGCACCGCTTTTGCGCGGATTCTCGATCTGGTCAGCGAAGGCGAGATTCTGGGCCTAGTCAATGGGATGCGCTCGGTATTCCTCGACGAGACGCCGCTGACAAACGCTGATGGAAGCCTGAACTTCAGTGGCGTGACCCTGGACGTGCGCACCGGTAGCCAGGACCAGCAGCATATTCCCGGCTTCCCCGCGGTGGAAAGTGAGATCGGGATTGGTGTTGAGTTGCGCTCCGACCAGCCATGGGTGCGGGCGATCAGCAACTTGCAGCTGTCGGCAGTACGCGTGCGACTCTCGGTGCCACGCTTGGCGCAGACCAACACCACCAACGGCGATACCAATGGCTACACCGTCCGCTACCGGATCGACTTGTCCACGGACGGTGGGCCATTCGTTCCTGTACTGACTGCGGCCTTCAGCGGCAAGACCTCGACGAAGTACGAGCGCTCGCACCGTGTGGACCTTCCTGATGCAATCAGCGGATGGACCGTGCGAGTCGTGCGGTTGACTGCCAACTCATCCAGTGGCGCGATTTCTGATACCACCAATGTCGACGCCATTACGGAGATCATTGATGCGAAGCTGCGATATCCAGGATCGGCCATCGTAGGCCTGCAATTCGATGCCTCGCAGTTCCAGTCGATTCCTACCCGGGCGTTCGACCTGTTCGGCCGGATTATCAAGGTGCCGAGCAACTACGATCCTGAAACCCGGACCTATACCGGCGTTTGGGACGGCAGCTTCAAGACCGCCTGGACAGATAATCCCGCCTGGATCTTCTACGACCTTTTGTTGCACTACCGATATGGCCTCGGCCATCTGCTCAATGCTGCCCAGGTGGACAAGTGGGAGCTGTACCGAATCGGGCAGTACTGCGATCAACCTGTTCCAGATGGTAAAGGGGGCACAGAGCCGCGCTTCACCTGCAATCTCTATCTGTCCGTGCGCGCCGATGCGCTGCGTGTGCTCCAGGACCTGGCTACTACTTTTCGGGGGATGTCGTACTGGGCTGCTGGGTCTGTGGTGGCGGTGGCCGATATTCCGGAGGATCCGGTTTACACCTATTCGAACGCCAACGTCATCGACGGAAAGTTTGGATACACCGGGTCGGCCAAGAAGACACGCTACACCGTCGCCCTGGTGAGCTGGAACGACCCGGCCGACTTTTACCGCCAGAAAGTCGAGTATGTGGACGACCAAGCCGGAATAACCCGCTACGGCATTCAGCAAACCGAGATCACCGCAACGGGCTGCACGTCTCAGGCCCAGGCACAGAGGATTGGCAAATGGGCCTTGCTCACCAACCGCCTGGAAACTGAAAGCGTTGGGTTTTCTGTTGGTCTGGACGGAACCCTGGCCCGCCCCGGGCAAATTATCCGCATCGCTGACAATGATCGGGCCGGCCGGCGTATTGGTGGCCGCCTCCGTTCTGCCACCTTGGACACGCTGGTTCTTGACGCTGATGTAACCGCCTTTCCAGGCGACACCATCACCTTGATCATGCCCAACGGCAAGGCCGTGTCCCGCTCTATTCAATCCGTGGGTTACCCGCTGACCTGGGACAGTACCGGCATCACCTGGGACAACGGAAATCTGACTTTCGATACCACGGGCTTTCCATCCGAGGTTCAACAGGTAGTGCTGAGCGCAGAGCTCGACGACCTTCCGCCGAAACACTCCATGTGGGCCATCGACTCGCCAACGCTGGCTGTTCAGCAGTTTCGGGTCATGTCGGTAGTTGAGGATTTTTCGGATACGGACATCAAGTTCGCCATCAGCGCTGTTCGGCACAACTCGAGCAAATATGACGCCATCGACAACGGCAGCCGAATCGAGCGGCCGCCAATCACCGTGATTCCTCCAAGCGTCCAAAAGCCGCCTACCAATGTGACGGTCAGCAATGACCATTTCGTGGACCAGGGCAGCGCGGTCAGCGTCATGACAATCGCATGGGAGAAGCCAGAAGCGGCGATTGCCTTCGAGGCCTACTGGCGCAAGGACGATGGCGATTGGATCTTCGCGGGACGCACTGGGACCACTTCAATCGAGGTGAGCGGCATTTATGCCGGCCGCTACGTTGCCAAGGTTCGGGCGATCAACTCGCTCGACATCGGGTCGATTTTCGCGACGTCAGAGGAAACTGTGTTGAACGGAAAGACAACTCCGCCGCCGGTGGTGTCCACGTTCACCGCTGGCTCGATTGTGTTCGGCATCAAGCTCAAGTGGGGCATCCCGCAGGAGTTGAACACTGCCGATCTGCAGCGGACAGAGATCTGGTACGGCGAAACCAACCAGCTCAGCAGCGCGATCAAGTTCGGGGACTATGCCTATCCGCAAACTGATCTCACGATCATGGGGTTGGCGGCCGGTAAGACCTTCTTCTTCTGGGCTCGCCTGGTTGATCGAATCGGCAACGTGGGTTCGTTCTTCGGACCTGTCTTCGGACAATCGTCGGCCGACGCGGGCCCAATTCTGGATTACCTGAACGACCAGATCACGGAGACCCAGCTGAGCCAACACCTGCTTGCAAAGATCGATTCCGGAGGTGGTGCTCAGATTGAGATCGACGCACTCAAGACCGAGCTGGCGGCGATGTACAGCATCAAGACCCAGCTCACCGTTGACGGCAAGCCCTACCTGGCCGGCATCGGTATTGGTGTTGAGAACGACGAGGGGATTATCACGAGCCAGGTGCTGATCGCGGCCAGCCGGTTCGCAGTGGTCGATCCAAACACAACCAACGTGTTCTATCCGTTCGTGATTCAAGGCGGAGCGGCGTATATCGATACGGCCTTCATCCGTGACGGCAGCATCAGCATGCTGAAGATCGGACAATACCTGCAATCCGACAACTACGTCGCAGGCGTGCAGGGCTGGCGCCTGGACAAGGCAGGGAATCTCGAGTTTAACGGGCCAGCGCCGGGAGGTGGCCGGCTGACCATGACCAATCGCGCCATCAAGGTCTTTGACGAAAACGGTGTTAAACGGGTGCAGCTCGGAGATCTATCGGCATGAGTTATGGGCTGAAAATCTGGGATGAAAGTGGAAACGTAACGCTCGATGAAACCTCATTCACGATGCGAGTTGTATATAGCGGAGTAGTCAAAGGCTCGAACTCAATTGCTTATCAAACTATCTCAGTCCCTGGGTTGACTCCTACCAATGGCACGGCATTTGTTGTGCCTATTGGAAACTACAATGTGAGCTCTGACAAACAGCTTGAAACACAAGTTTTGACAGATGCTGTCCGCGTATATAGCTATATAAGAGGGCGCGAGCAATACAGTAATACCACCGGAACAACAATGCGACTTATTGTGATAAGGTTCTCATGATGTCATATGGCTTACAGTACACAAACAGTAGCGATGTCGTAACTGTTGACTCGGAGTTCACGCGGCTGGTAGTGCTTGCGAAGGGTGTATATGTCCCTAACCAAGAGTCTGGACTTGGATCGGCAACCACATTTCCTAGAACGATAACGAGCCAAGAGCCACCACTTGTATTTATAAGGCCGTCGGGCAGCAGTGGTATAGCTGGTTTGTGCCAGATGCGTGTGATCGGGTCTCCTGGAGCCTGGACCGGCTTTTATGTTCGGGCCTATGACGTAAACACGTTGCAGCCCAACGGGTCCTATTTTGCCTGCGGATTTGCAGCGACGGCCTTGGCTGATTTTGGTATGAGGCTGTGGGATAGTAATTCGAAGCTGCTTTTTGATAGCGGCACGCCTTATGCGAGATTTACACGAACGTTTCAAAATTGGACCTATATAAAGACCGACTATACGGGGCCTGGGCTACCGAGGAACTATTATCGAGTTGCGTTCAATTTCCCTGTTGGTGAGTTTATGCTGATCAATACTTTTGGCATGCCTATGCTTGATGATGGAGTGCAAAGCAGGCAGCTTTATTGTTGGTGGGATTTCTCTGGAGGAAATCTTTATGCATTAACGGTCGGGTCTTCAAACCCTTTTGCATTCTTCCTACCTGCTGTATTTGCCAAGCTCTAATAACGTTATTTAGATCAACCAACGAAACCCGCCATTGAGCGGGATTTTTTTTGCCTGGAGAAAAGCAATGACCGTATCCGAAAAGGATCGCGACATCCTGGCCCGCACGCTGTGGGGTGAGGCCCGCGGCGAAGGGCTGGCCGGCCAGATCGCCGTGGCCTGGGCCATCCGCAACCGGGTGGAAGATGGCCGGGCAAAGTCCTGGTGGGGCGAGGGGTATGCTGGTGTGTGCCAGGCGCCGTACCAGTTCAGTTGCTGGAACAAGAACGACCCGAGCTATCCGTACCTGAGCGGCGCGAAGCCGATCCCGCCGAAGCAGTTCGAGCAGGCTCAGCGGGCGGCAGATCTGGTTATCGCCGGTACCGAGCCGGACATGACCAAGGGCGCGACCCACTACTACGCCACGACCATGCCGAAGGCGCCGGCCTGGGCGGCCAAAGCTACCCAGACCCTGCGCCTGGGCAATCACCTGTTCTTCAAGGACGTGCCATGAACCCCTTGGGCGTGAAGGCTTGGACCGTCGGCGTACTGGTGGCTTTGCTGCTGGCATTCGGCGCAGCGTGGAAGGTCCAGGACTGGCGTTACGGGAAGCAGTTGGCAGAGCAGGCCGGCCTACACAAGGATGACCTCACCGCAATCAACAACGCAGCCGCCAGCCAGGCCCGAGCCGAGCAGGACAAACGCCTCGCGCTGGAGCAGCGACTGTCGGCCAGCGACCAAACCCACTACAAGGAACTGAGCGATGCTCAAACAAATCAGGCTCGCCTGCGCGATCGCCTTGCCACTTCTGATTTGCGGCTGTCAGTCCTCCTCAAGGATCCAGCCAGTTGCAGCGCAGTGCCTGCCACCGCCAACGCCGGCGGCGTGGTTCATGGAAAGGCAAGAGCCCAACTTGACCCAGCGCATGCTCAACGAATTATCGCCATCACCGACGACGGCGACAAAGGACTGATCAAGCTGGCCGCCTGCCAAGCGTATGTCAGGGAATTGAATTCTCAATAGGGCGTATCAGTTCGGGCCCCTGGTTGCGAACGTTGCCCACGGCCCGGTCGACCTTGAACCACTCGAAGGCCTCGGCCGGCTCGCCCTGGTGAAGGACCATTTGCTCGGCGCGCTCCTTTGGTGTGGCAGGGTCCAGCCATTCGCGGGCAAGTTCCGGCGTCAGGACCACCGGCCGGCGGTCGTGGATGTCAACCATGCCGCCCGCACTGTCGGCGGTGATGATGACGAAGCCGTCGTGCTCGAGCGGTTCACGGTCCCCGGTGGGAAACTGGCCGATGGCCGCGCAGAAGATCGGCGCCCGGTCTCGTCGGCGGATCAGGTAGGGTTGCTTCTTTGGTCTGCCTTCATCGACCCACTCGAACCAGTTGTTGATCGGGGCTATGGCGCGGTTCGGCCAGATCGGGCGGTAGAAGGGCCCGTGGGCGACTTTCTCGACCCGGGCGTTGATTGGGGCGACTCTGTCTTTTGCCCAGTGCGGACGCCAGCCCCAGCGCACCAGGTCAGCGTGCAAGCTTTCACCCTCCTGGTGGAAGAGGGCGAGCTGCTGCGACGGCGCGCAGTTGTACCGCTCCAACGGTTGATCACCCAGGGTAGCGACATAAGCCCCGGGCCACATGGCCAGCACTGCGACGAAGTCGTGGATGCCGGTGTATTGCGAGAGCCGACCGCACATAAAATCCCCTCAAATTCTCAGCCGGATTCATTGCCCGAGTATGTGATCGGGAAGGCGGTCTCCCTCGAATGCCTTCAGTCGGTGGTATAGCTCGGCAATCAGGGTGCTCTGGCCCATTATCTTCGACCTCGCCGAGTTCATTAAGGTCGTGTGTTCCAGGTAATGCTCACTTAGAGTTTTGTTCACCGCCTTCAGCTCGGCACGAAGCTTCGCGCATTCCTTGGCTTCAGCGGCATGCATCTGTATCAAGCCGAAAATGTCCTGGCGCGCTTTGCGTAGCTGAGTGGCCAGCTCCTGGACCTCGTTCTCAAGCATGAGGCAAGAATGCTTGTACATTTCCAGAGGGGTAGGGCAGCCCAACCAATCGTCGGTGTCTTCAATGTCTAGCGGGTCCACGGGTAACGCCTCAATAGATGCTGTTTGGATATACAGTAATCGAGGCGTAACAAGTCGGACGAGGGTGAGGCGACGAGCTGTGGGTTTGGGGGAGTGAACGGTCGGCAGAACGCCGGGGATGGGCCAAAAATGGTGTGGGGACTTTTTCGGGGATTCGCTATTTCCTGTTCTGCTCTGTTGTGCACCGTTTGCAGCGAGCGCCATGAGAAGAACCAGCAAATGCTGGGTTTTAAACCCATTTTCAAGCATGGGGTGCTAGGGGTCGAGTGTTCGAATCACTCCGTCCCGACCATTATTCCTGAGTAGAATCAGACAGTTAAGCCGATCAGCTAGATCGGCTTTTTTGTGCCTGCGCAAAACCCGCGCAAAACTGGCGCAAAACTACCCGGTGATTTCACTGATATTTAGGTCCGGAATCGCCTCTGACCAGACGATGTCGGCGTGGTCCTTTTGGTAGTTTTTGGTCATGGTCTCGCTGGCATGGCCGGCGATCTTCTGGCCGTCTTTGCCTGCTTTCTGGTACAGGTGGAGCGACAGCGCCCGCACTTCGTGGAAGCCTGGCATTTCCTCTTCCTTCCACCCCTTGTAACAACCCGCCGCTTCCCGAGCCTCCTTGAAGGCTCGCGTCAAATATCGTTCTTCGACCTGCGTCCAGTGGTCCTTCGTCTGCGCCTGTTTCTGCTTTTTGCGGTCGGGCCGGCGGTGGATCAGGTAAGGCGAGACGATGTCATCCCGGCACCGGCTGATCACTGCCTGGAGTTCCTCTGTCACTTTGAAGCGGATCCAAGCTGCGTCGCTGGCCTTGGCCGTCTTCTGCTGTACAACATACAGAAAACCTTCCCGAACGCCATCGAATCGCATGTTCAAGATGTCAGTGCGGCGCTGCGCGGTGATCAGCGCGAGGTCAATCGCGTTCTGCAGCCAGTGCGGCGACTGCTCTCCAATATGATCAATCACCCGGTCGCGCAGATTCAGCGCTGGGTGACGATTCATCGCCTGGACAGCGACGGTGACAGGGAGTGGGCGGAGGTGATGGGACTGTTATCCGAAACGGACGGCATCGACATGGCGTATAACGACGATGGGACGGTGACGCTGAGGTGGGAGGCGTGCGCCGAGGAGGATCGGCCGGTTGAGGTACTTGAAAGGGCAGAGGAGGCGGCGCCTTTCTGACAGACAAAGAAAAGCCCGGCGCAGGGGCCGGGCCTCAAGGCTGGAGGGAGAGAACTATTTAGCTGCTGGCTGAGCCGGTGGATCGGCGGGCTTGCCTTGTTCCTGCCCGGCCTGGAAAACCGAAACAGTTGTGGAAACGGCCGAAAGGACATTGGCTTGGTTCGCGTAGTAGGCCCCGACCAGAATCGCTACTACTGCAAGCAGCTGAACCACTACAGCAGCCCAGTAGTTGGCTTTAACGGTAGCCGCTTGCTTAGCCGCTTCTTCAGCTCCCTCCGCAGCTTTCGTGGCTCTCTCAGCAAGCGCCTCAAATCTTTTGTCGCGCTCCGCCTGAGCTTTGTCGCGCTCGATTTGCACAGCCGACTGAGTGGCGAGGAATGCGTCAATTTTCGAGGACACAGATTCTACTCGAGCGTCCATTCGTGCTTCGATGGTTTCGAGCTTGGCATTGAATTCTTCGCGAGTTATGTCGTTCATGACTTCAGTATCTCCCGCAGTTGACGGCTTGTCATCAGCCCAGATCGTATCGCTCCGTGACGGCCTGCTAAACATTGGGGTTACCTTCTCAAAAGACTCCTGTACGTGCTGCGGAGTTTCAAATCTACTCGAGGTCATCTTCGGAGATCTCATCTAGCTCCAGCTGTTCCTGCTCGGGATTTTCGTTGGCCCAAGCCTTAACCTTCCTTGCAAGGTGATGCCTTATCAGTCCGCACTCGTTGCAATATATCCCGAAGACATTGAGATACGTAGGTTTGGCCCCGTCCCTCATTGTAGAGGTCAACCGATACGCCATTTCTGTTTCATCTGACCCTATGATGGTCCAGCTCTTTGATCCACATCCAGGACACTTTGCATCGTCGGTCTTTGCAACCAAAAAACGCACAAAATCATCCATCGTCGTAGAGAACTTATGGACTTTTTTCTCATTGTCAGACATGGAATCCTCTTAAGTATGCCAATTGCTCAGCGGCTTTAAACAAGGTGCGCATTCCACACCAGCAGCACCCGGGCCTGGATGTAGGTGTCCTCGGCGCGGATCGTTCTTGCTGGATGCAGAGCGTTATCAGAGATCATGCTCAGCTGGTCATCGCCCAACCACTGGAGCCGCTTGATGTAAAGGTGGCCGTCCCAAGAGAACATGTAGATCCCGTCCCCGACGAACTCGCGGATGCTGATGTCGACCAGTAGCGGATCGCGGTGCTTGATCGTCGGCGCCATGGACTGGCCCCAGCCAGTCACGATCTTGAGGTGGAAGTGTTCCTTGAACTCGACGCCCATCTCGCGCAGGTGCTGCGGGCTGACGCGTACATCCTGGAGCATCTCCGGATAGTCGTGCGGGATCTGGCCGCCGCCCATCGCCGCACGCACGTCGTAATGCGCGATCCAAACCTCATCCCCGACGACGCCCGGGCGGTAGTAGTCCAATTCGATCGTGCCGCCGCCATCGTCAGCTTCGGCCGCTGCCAGCAATCGGTGGCGAGCCTGATCCGACAAGCCGCTACCTTGCTTTGCAGGCATTTGTTTAACGAGGTCAGCAGCAGATAAAACAGCGGTTTCCTTTACCCCCAACGTTGCTGGCTCGAATCCGTTCAATTCGGTGACAGCGATTGCGTCGCTTAAAGGCACGGAATCAAACCATCCCCTAGGTAATCCTTCGACGCTTTCGATTCGGCGAGCTACGTCGTCGCCAAGGTTCTTGGCTGTCTTGTCGGAGAGAATCTGGCTGAGATGCGCAGGAGCCATCCCCCAGCGCTCTGCGCAAGCTCCCTTCCTCTGGTTGCCTATCAGCTTCACCAGGTTGCGTTTACGAATTTCATAAATATCCATGCGCGCAAGAATGCCAGCGTTTAGCTTATTGCTAAATGTGCTCATAGCTAAATTATTTCCTTGCTCTAAAATTAGCCCTAGGCTAAATTTCTTCCGTGTGTAAGGAGAATTCCATGAATGACCATCTGCGCGACTTGCTCGCTAACGCTGCGAATGATCGACGCCAAGACGTCGCGGCCGCCGCGAAGACAACTGTGGGCCACCTTTGGCAGTTAGCAGGCGGCCATCGCAAAGCCTCTGCGGAGCTTGCTGAGCGCCTTCAGGATGCTTCAGGAGGATAGATCACTATTGCCGGCCTCCGGCCCGATCTCGTTGATCTGGCCCATAAGGTTCTGCGCGGCGCTGCTTAGGGGCGATTTGGCGCGTTGATCTTAGCGAGAGCGCCGCCCTATCAAAACCCAGCAGCTCCTCGGGCTTCAGTCGCTGTCGCACCTCCTCGCATTGAGATTCGAATGCAGGGGAAAGCCTTATTTGACAAGACAGCGGAAGGATGGACCCCAGGGCAACGATGAGGCAGGAGAGGGCAGCAATCTCACCTTGGAGTTCCGATTGGTCGGTCATGGAGTTTTCCGTGATTCGTTTTGGTAAGCAAATCATCGTGGAAGTAGTGGCGGACTGCCACGCGAGAAGAAGAGAGGTTTTCGCAATGGAAGAATTCGAACGGACCCTGCATCGCGAAGTGAAGGCGGGCGGCGGTACCGCGCTGGCGAAGCGCATGGGTGTCAACGAAACCCGCCTGCTTGATTGCGCGAACCCGAATCGTGAAGCGCACCGCATGAACCTGGAGATGTTCGGGCAGATAGCCAAGGCGCTGCATCGCATAGGCCCAGGCTGGGTACAGGACCCAGTCCATGAACTCCGGCACATTTTCGATGATGGCAAACTCTGGTCGGTTCACTTCGGCGTTCGAAACTGGTGACCATGCCGTCGACCGGGAGTTGTCGTGCTTCGGGTTGCTGTTGTTTCGGCCACAAGCCTTTGTGTGGCCCTGGCAGCACGGGGAGGCCAGCATCAAGTCATGCTTCGGCACCTGCGACCAGTCAGCTTGGTGCAGGTCCTGGCAAATATGTTGGGTTTCGGGATGGTTGGCCGTGTGCCATTCCACCGCGGCCGGCCAATGGTTGGCAGCCCAAAGAACCTGTGCGCCGGCATCGCGGGCACCTGTGGACCATCCGCCGAGACCGGCGAACAAATCGATTGCTGTGAACATGGGTATCCTCGCCGGTATAGTTCCGGCATCTACAGGGGGGCGCGTCATGAGTCGGGACTGGGTGGTATGGCTGGGGTGTTTACTGCTGTTCGTATGTGGTGGCTTGTTTTTCAGAATTTCGCCAGTTGTAATTTTTAAACTTGAACTAACGTGGGAAGCGTTCTCTGCAATCGGAACCTTAGGTGCAGTTGTAGTATCGCTGTATCTAGCAAGGTCGGCGGAGCGTAGGCTGCGTTCTGAAAATAAAGAGAGATCATCTCTTGTCGCCGCACGTCTGTGGCCCATAGCTGAAGCATTAAATAGTCAACTAGCGGACCTGAGCGGGTGGGTTTACTTCGATAACCTAGATGCACCTGAGTCAATTTCAGATATAAGAGAGCGGGTTAAGCGTTTGCATATTTATTTTGATCGCATGACGATGCAAGACATTGAGCGAATCATTGCCATTGATATTTCTATTGCAAATTATCTTTCCAGGGCAATGGGCGAAGTTGAAGGCGTTATAGCTTCTGTCGAGAGGGAGGGTGAAGAGTGGAACAATATTTCCCAGGTGAGTAAAGATTTCTATCGAGAACGATGGGGTAATTCGATAATTTCCGCCCGTGATTTTCTTACCATGGCCCTTCCCAGCCTAATGTATGCAGCGCAGAAAGCCGCTCCTTTTCCTGACTGGCATGAGATCTACAATGACGAAGCACCTTTCGGATGAAGTTTTCCGGCTCCAAAAGCTCAGGCTGGCGAGATTCGTTTAAGTGAGCTATTTGTATTCGGTCCGGCATGGGGTCGGATCAAGGAGGTTTTGTGAGTTATTACAGAAATCTGCCAGCAGACTCGAAGGCTTTTGCACCGTTGACGAAGGAGACTATTTGTTTTGAATGCGGCGAGGAGATCAACGGGGCAGGGGTTGGCTACGACGGCTATGCCAGTGATGGTTTCATCAAGTCCCTATTCTTTCACTCTGCATGCGCCGCTATCGTTGGGCAAAGGCTTATCTGCGATGGCTTTCCGAACAGGCGGGACAAATAAGGTTCGCTCAGGTCGCGGGCGCCGCATCATGAAAAACATCCATCTGAGCTGCACCGTCGAGCCAGGCCGCCGCTATCCGGCGCTCAGCCATCGCGGCATATTCTGGGTTCAGCTCTGATAGGATCGACCTCCGTCCTTCCTGCATCGCAACCACAGCCGTGGTGCCCGCGCCTCCGAACGGATCCAGCACAACCCCGCCACGCGGCGCCCCGGCCAGGATGCATGGACGGATCAGGTCGGGCGGGAACGTGGCGAAGTGAGCCCCCTGATAGCCGGCTGTGGCCACCGTCCACACTCTCCGCTTGTTCCTGGTGTCAGTAACAGGCGTTGGCGCGGGCCGCCCCGGCCGGTGCTGGGCGAACCGCTGCCCTGGGATGACATGCTCGCCGCTCGGCCCGTTTCTCCCAAACTGCATCGCTGCTTCGGTTTGTCCGCCGATGGCGGGCTCTCGGATTGAGGCCTGGTCGTAGTAGTAACGAGGCGACTTGCTCAGCAGAAACAAATATTCGTGAGCCTTGGTGCAGCGGTCTCTGGTTGATTCGGGCATTGGGTTCGGCTTGTGCCAGATGATGTCCTGGCGCAGATACCAGCCATCATCCTGCAGGGCGAAGGCCAAGCGCCACGGCATACCCATCAGGTCCTTATGTTTTAATCCTGCCGGCGCTGATCTCCAGCCCGTTGCCTGCCCCTTGCCCTGCCACGCCCCGTCGCCGCGCTCAGCCATAAATGAGCCGCCACCACCGCGACCACCAGATGCGTAGCTGTCACCCATGTTCACCCATGCGGTACCGTCGTCGCGGAGTACTCGCCGCACCCCCCGGACCACTTCGACAACGCGGGCGATGAAGTCGGCCGGCGTTTCCTCCAGGCCAATCTGTCCATCGACCCCGTAGTCTCGCAACCCATAGTAGGGCGGGCTGGTGACGCAGCACTGCACTGACCGGTCGGGCAAGGTCCGCATCATGTCGATGCAGTCGCCGACCAGTATCTGGTGGGAAGGGGTCATAGTTGATTTCCAGTCAGGCGCCGCCCTCCGTGACCGGTGGTGGCAATTTGGTGTTGGTTGAGATTGAATACAGCGCTTATTCCACATGGATCTGGAGGCAGGTTTGTCGCAAGCTCGGGCGTTACGATTATTGGGAATGGCTTTGGTCAGCGTCGTCTTCAGCGGCTGCATCTCCTACACCGAAAAGGAAGCAGAAGGGATGCCTGACTCCGACATTGCGCTTATTGGCCTAACCGACAAGACACTGTTCATTGCAAGCGTAGATGGACGGAAAACCAATTTTGCGCTCGGTACCCAAACAGAGTACCGGCTTACAGCAGGTCGACATCGACTGGAGCTGAGGTACTGGGTAGGCACTACCAAGTCTTTGGATCGGAAGATCCGCGACGTTAATCTTGTCGCAGGCCGCACATACAAGCTTACAACCGCTCCCAGTAATACTTGGTGGGACATGATCATTGTCGACACGAGCAGCGGGGAGCGAGTGGATCAGCACGTTCCGCGCCGCTAACCGCCGCGGTGCTGCGCGCAGTAGCAATTTAGTTTGGGTTGGGGTATTACGGGTTACCGGCATGGAGCCGGATGGAGAAATCCGTGGGTACAATTGAACTCAGCGATCTTCGTGGATATTTCAAGGAGCTAGCGGGGCCCGCTTTTGAAGAGTTTTGGTTTGAATACCAAGCGGATATTCCAGTCAACATCGGGAGATTTATGTTTATCTACCGACGACTCGTTACCGCGATTTTCTTTCTCAACCATATGACGGACAAAGCTGCCAAGCTGCGCGGTGCCAATAGCCCAGGTGAGGTGATCAGGTTGGTAAAGGCTTTGGACAAGGACGCTGGGACCGCTCTCGATGTGTGCCGACAGCTGACTAACGATGTGAAACATCCAAAGACGCAGCCTCAAAGATTCAGCACTAGAAACCGGACTGAGCATGATGAGGCAGGCATCCATCAGCTGCCTTGCTGGATTTACACAGACAAGGACGGCGCAACACACGACCTGTGCGATATCGCTCAACGAGCGTGGCGTTATTGGATTGATTACCGCCATGAAAGGTAAAGCAAACTAAGGTGCCGCCCTCCGTGACCGGTGATGGCGTTTTGGGTTTGGTTGGGATATTTATGTAGGCCTGCATGGAGTCGGCTCCATTTGTTTAAGCAGGCCAGAAGTGACTTTGGGAAAAGAGGGAACGCAGAATGGACTTGGCCGAATTGAATAACGCCCTGAATCTCAAGGGCTTCTTGTCCCCCTCAATGGAATTGGTGAAAGAGAACTTCAGAGCGATCTATGCAAAGTCTTTTGAGGGCGCTGAGTCCGCATCTGATCTTGCGCAACGCTCGATGATGGCGGCAGATTTTGACCAGCAAGAGCCACACATGTTGGCTGCATTGGTTTTTCTACATCGGACAATCAGAAGTTGTCAGGCCGCAGTAATCTTGTGTGAGCGCGGGCTTGTTATTGACGCTCAAACCGTCACGCGGTCGGCGGCGGAAACCTTGTTTCATGGCATAGCGTTGATCAATGATCCATCGGTCTTTTCAAGGATGTCTCGACAATGTGACATGGACGAGAAAAAGCAAGCCAAGGCGATGATCGACTCTCTATCGGACAAAGGGCTGACTGAGCAAAACATAGCTGACTTAACTGAAGTTATTCGTCGAGGAGACGGTAACGGCCCTGGATTTTCAACACATGATGCCGCCCGCGTCGCCGGGCTTATGCACATTTACGACACCCTTTACCGCGGCCTATCAGTAGCAGCAAGTCACGCCACATTCAGGTCGATGGACTCTTCTTTTCACATCACGGACGATCAAGTCGGACTGATCACTGGCCCAACTGATCAACATCTTGAGTTTACTCTTGACCTCGTGCAGAGCTGTCTAGACATCGCTCGCAAAGGTCTCGATGAAAACTTCGGTTTTCAATGACGACATAGTTAGTAGTTAACTCGTTGGTACTTCGAATTCGTCTTCAGTATGCGTCCGGCCATCACGCCTTGCGTGATTAAACCGGCTGCCACCTATGCGGCAGCAACTGATCGACTTCACTCGCACGCTGCGTCGGCAGGC